AGAAGAAATAGAAGAAGTGTGCCAGAGATCACAGTTTCTTGGACCTTGGTTTTCTGGAGTTTTAGCTGAATACTCTTTATTAGGCGGAGCACCAATATGGGCTAAAGGTGAATTAACTAAAGCTCAAATTGAAGATTTAAGTGCTACCTCTCAGAATCTCTCTGACATAAATCGTGAACATGCAATGTCAAGCATGAAATTAGCTAGCTTTAAAAGGGCTAGACAAACATTAATTGATAAGACTAGAAACTTTAAGGCTGCACAAATAATTGAAAAGGATAAACTCAAATTTATTCACAGTATCAGTTTTGGACAATTGCCCTTTTCTGATATACTTTCATGCGTTCATTTTGCAGCAAAAGATTATATTAAAACTCAAGAAGAAAAGGAAAAAGAAGGTTCTGATTATGTCTCACCTTCTCAATATGAAGCTTTTACTCTCAATAAATTTAAAAGAAAATGTTATGATGCTTGTATAGTTAATAAGGAAGGAAATATTGAAGATTTCTTTAAGTCCCATGGCTTAAAACTGTCTATGCCGACGGCTGTTTCAGCAGACGATCATTCGTCGGTTATTCTGGAATGGGAAAAAAGAAACGATACTTGGATCAAAGATGGCAACCCAACTATAACTACTTAAGCAGATTTCAAACTGTAAGAGGCTACCGCTTCGTTAGGGGTGCCATGACCTCTTTTCATTATCTGAACAGTTTATATAGAAGTGCATATGGCTTGAATGATGATGGATACGTGTACAGATGGCGTATGCGTAAAATCAAGTATTATCGTAAATATAAATTTGAAAGTAAAGATGGAGTCGCTAACGTTTCTTCTAAGATTGTATCTTTTAAGAAAGAGCCACCTTTGCCTGAAACGCCATTTTGCGAGTTGGTTGGGAGTGTGCCTGAACATGTTGGTTGCGCAATTCCTAGACCTATAACTCCAAATGTCAATTTTCAGAAGTTTATTAGGGATTTTGGTGATAAATATCTTACCCAATCAGAAATCAATTATTTGAACCAGCCTCGCGAAGTTTGGCCTGGAGCAGTACCAACTTATCAGAAAGTTTTGGAGACTTTTGCTAAGAGCCCTGATGTTAAAGGACTATCGTGTAAAGAAATATTGGATGCTTACTATGAAGAAAAAGCCCCTTGGATTTCTCTTCCTAAGATGCCTATGTTTAAAATTGAAGATCTTGATCTTGTATATGTTAATCCTGACGCTAATCCTGGACATTATACATCTCAACTATGGGGTCATTCAAGAAAATTCTCTATTTCTAACTCTTTAGAATGTGCTCGTGACATCTTTAATCAACTCTTAAAGAAGCCTTTTAAATGGAATGGTTTGTGGTCTCTAGCTGGTAGAGCGAAAGATGTTAAAATACCACTCAGCTATGACACTGATAACTTATCTACTCGTGCCATTTGGGTTCCTGAAGAACCTCTTATACTTTTAGGAGGAATCATCTCTCAACCCTTCACTACTATGATCAAAGGAACGGGAATGAACTGCCTATTCATATCCAAAAATTACACTCATAAAGATCTTGAACCAATTGTAAAAGTTGCTGATACTTATCCTCTCAGTATACAAGTTGATTGGTCTTTGTGGGATGCTAATGTTTACCCTGAAATCATACGTGCTGCATTTCAGGTTCTACGTGACTGTTATGAAGGTAAAGATGATGAGGAAAATCGTTTCATCGATAGATATTTCTTCTTCCTTTATGATACGATTATTAATAAGAATGTGGTTTATCCTCCAGGTTATGTTTATAAAATCAAAAAGGGAATGCCAAGTGGTCATCCGATGACGACAATCATAAATACCATTTCCAACTACCTCATATGGGTATACATAATGCAAAAAGTGTATGGTAAGGGTAATGTTGGTAATAATTCACGCGGTTTCTTTTCGGGAGATGACGCATTACTCTTGGTACACCCGAATCCAAATATCTTTACGATTGATCGTGTCATTAAAGAGAAGATTGGATTAAAATGTGATCCTATTAATAC